GCGGCAGCTGCTAGGGCACCCCCAGGTGCATCTACAACAACTAGTTCACCAGCCCAGGTTTCACCCACAGGTAGTCCAACACAACTCGTTCCAAGTGTAGGTGCGGTCGCTGCCACCCAAACTAAATTACCAGGTGGTATATCCACGCTACAGGCTGGAATTGGGGGTGGTGTAAGTCTATTCTTATGTTCTTGTTGTATACTTTTATTAGTTGTTATGTCTATGGCTGGTGGTGGTGAATCTTCGCGGTTTCGTCGATAAAAATATTAGTTAACAATAAATGAAGCTTAACAACATTCGCCCAAGACAGGTGCTCATGGCGACTGCTGTGATATTGGTCGCATTTTACATTATAAAAATGATGAAAAAACCCGAGGACTATGAAGGCGAAAATGGTCCATCTGTAGAAACTAAAGTTACCCAACAAGAATTAGATGCTATAATGAAGTTTATTAAACGATAAATGTATACTTAAAGTTCATACATGTATTGTATATATGATTTCCAATATATATGGATTTCCTATATACAAAGTTCAGATTTCGAATCGAGATGTAATGATGGATGCGGTTGATTCCAATATGAACAAAATTGACAATGTGTCAATTTGGGATTCAGAGTGTTTAACTACATCTACGACTGATTCACAAGCTGCATTCAAATCTATAGATGTAAAAAATGAAGTTACGAGATGTGTGCATGAAATGATAAAAGAACTTGGTTTAGATCTAAAACTATCCTTGTGTGGATGTAACACACACAACTGTACAAACTGTGATGATATATGGATGAATGTATACAATAAGGGTCATAGTCAGGAAACGCACGTACATTATTCCGAAAATCCAAATCAAAAACAACCTTTGTTTAGTTTTTCATATTTTGCTAAATATAACCCAGAAAAGGATGCCAAGTTTATTTTTGTAAATCCGTCACCACCAACAACATGTAAAGAGTTATATAAATTACCATCGTACATCCCAGAGGTATGCGCTGATGTCATTGAAGGTGATATATTGATATTTCCAAGTTTTCTTTTGCATCGTGTAGAGGAACAACTCGAAGACCGGCAGAGAATAACTATTTCTGGAAACTTCTATGAACAACTTAAAGAGTAAATATAACAATAAAGTATGTCTTGGTGTTGGTGGTGTTGCCATTCCTTTGAGGGTGCGCCTTTAAGTGTTCCTCACCGGTATGACGATAGACGAAGTAAGTTTTACACAGCTGGCAACTTCTGTTCATGGAGCTGTGTAAAATCGTACGCGATAGATAAATGTGGCGACGTCAAGGGGAGTATAGTGTGTGGTAACATTGTACTCATGCGACGAAAGATGTTCAACCAAATAGGTCACGTGAAACCTGCTCCAAATAGATTTAGACTCAAAGAGTTTGGTGGTGACCTAACTATAGAAGAGTTTAGAGAAAACCTCACACGAGATGAGGGACAACCACAACCAGTGGAGACTGCCCCAGTCATAGATATCGTGATACCCATTGTTTCAAACACAAAAAAGATGGATGAAATAAAGAATGCGACGACATCGAACAGTTCTCTAAAACTCAAACGAACTAAACCTCTGAAGAGGAACCACAATAATTTAGAATCAGCTCTTGGACTTATAATCACGCCTAAATCCTAACATTCTACTTTGCTTATTTGTGGGTATAGATGGAGGTACATACACCGATTTCTCACTGTGGATCCACCCAGTGCCATCGTGAGCCGTCCAACGAATACCAATCTTCTCAATCGCCTTCCTACATATGACACACGGAAGTGAGTTGCCTAGACCATAACAGGTTCTACGTTCAACCACAAGCTCCCCGTATTTCCTATGTAACCATTCTGGAAATTGATGCGGTTTATTCCCCTTCTTCATACAGTCTCTATACAAACGTTTAATGAGGATTCGCTCAGCGCAACATATACAATTACTTTGTGCCTTTACAGGCTTTTTTGACATATAACTTTCAACCATGTAATATCCCATATCAACAACAATTATTACAGGTTGGCCCAGGGAACACAAACGCGCAGTGTTCACACTCGTTAAGGATGATGACGTCCTTCTTCTTCGGTACAAGACCTTTAGAGAATCTTTGGAGTTCTTTGACTGTATAGATTCCGTAATTTATCATAACCTCCAAAGGAGGAAATTTCATTCTACAATAATATTGGATTAAATCCTTATCTTACTTTCCCTTCATGCAACAGCTAAAAAGATTACCCAACGCCTGCTTAGCCTTAAGCATACCCGCAAAACCATCAACCATTGGGGGTACCATCGTCTTGAGGATGGTTTCAAACTCTGAATCCTTTTCACCTTCATCAATTTCTTCGATGAGGTGGTTGAGAAGAGCGACGACTAACTTCTTCTTTTGTGGTCCCTCGAGTTGCTTGAACTTGGACGCGTTCATCATCAACTTCGCAACAATTGGTGGGATATCCTCTTTCTGGAGACCATCACCCAAGTACTCCCGTTTGATATCTTCAACCATTGTAATAACACCTCTCGCATCAATTTTTCCTGAGAATTTTTCCAAGATCGCTTCCATTTTATAATCTTAACCTACATTAAAAATGGATTCAAACAACACATTGGCTGCTATTGCATTTGGTATTGGTTTTATCCAGATGTATAATGACTTTATGAAATCTGACGAGATTGATGAAAAGTCAAAGAATGCGGTTCTATTGAGTCTTTTCGCAAGTATTCTCTGGCTCATATATCAGTCACGTAAATATGGTATGAACTTTACAGTCGCGTATACGACGCTCGGTCTTCTCCTCCAGGTCTACATTCTCAATAAGATATTGGTTAAAGAAAACAAGAAAAATGAAGATAAGATACAATGAATGTATTAGTGCAACACACTCCTAGAATACTTCCAGTGAGACCGCGTCGTCGAACTTGTGCAAAAGCTGTGAGTTTTCCAAGATTTGCAGAAGCTGTGAATGGCCGAGCCTCGATGTACGGTGTCGTGTTTGGTGGTTCAAATTGGGTACTCACAGGTCTCAATATAAGTGAACAGATGCATCAGCGCCCTTTTTGTGCCCTGGCATTACTCTCGAGTGCTCTCGTTATGGCGAGTGTCTCAAACGCCGCTGATAAATTAGATGATGCACAGTTTGAAGACTGGGCAACATTAGAAACTGGTCGTACGTTTATGATACTATTTGCTTTAATGGTTGTGGTACCTCAATTGAATTGAATGGGTCTTGGGCCATTTTTGAAACAAACTCTAACATTTTCACCTTATCCTCCATCGTAAATGTTCCTGCCCTACGCATCACGTAGGCCAAGAGCATGAGAAGTATATATATATTATGAACAATGGGTTTCATTTACTGCAAAGCCACCTTGGGTTTTCTCGATATTAAAAATAAGGCGATTAAAAGCGTGCACGTGAATGATGCAACACCGACACCAGCGAAGCCCTTGACTTCCTTTTTAGCATTATCACACTTGACAGCCCAGTTGAGAGCTGCGGCGCTACCGACGAGACCCATGATACCATAAATCATCATGAAGAGTGCGGTTTCATTTTTCGCAAACTTGGTCAACATGAGTGTGAATGGTATGGTGAGACCAATCGTCATGGTCGCCGCGAGATACTTGTTGAGATTTTCCTGGACCGTCTTACCCTTCATCGCATCACACTTGTTAAATGTGCTGATGCCAGTACTCGCGATAGCCACGTAAGCCATAGCGAGAAGCATCACGATACCAACGGTACCCCACGAGATTTCAAGTTCAAGTTTTCCAGATGAAATGTTTTTAACTTTATTATACATGGCTGACGCCCTCTGAGTTGCAGTGTAATCAGACATTTTACTATAACTTAAGAAAATAATTAGTTATCATAACAATGAATGTTTTAGTTTTAGGATCTGAAGGTATAGTCGGATCTGGGTTATGTAAACATCTTGAAAAATGTGGATATTCCGTAAGACGTTGGGATATTAGACTATCATTGAATCATGATCTCAGTAACCCCGTGAATATACCGGCACTCAAACGTGTGATAGATGCATCAGATTTTGTATTTTTTCTCGCATATGACGTTGGTGGGGCAAAGTATATATCCCACGTAAATATGGATTTTATAAATAGAAACATGATGATTATGCTCAACACATTCAATGTTCTTCATAATAAAAAGTTCATCTTTGCCTCGAGTACTATGTATAATATGAATAATGTATACGGAACTTTAAAACATGTGGGTGAACACTACACACAACAATTACATGGCCTATCTGCACGATTTTGGAATGTGTATGGTCCCGAAGTCGTATCACAAAAGTCACATGTTATACCGGATATGATTCACAAATGGAAAACAAAGGGGTATATAGACCTGATGACGTCTGGAGACGAAGAAAGACAATTTATTCACACGGATGAATGTGCCAAGTGCCTGACAGAGGTCATGAAAAATTATGAAGAAATAATTGAAACTCAAACATCCATAGATATTACAAACTTTGAATGGACTACAATAAAAGATGTCGCGAAGTGTATATGTGATGATATCAGAGTGACCGACGTAACAATGACAACGCATGACCGTCGAAACGAACCAAGAGATTTTGTGTTAAAGTATTGGAAACCCGAACTTTCTCTAATGGATGGAATCAAGCATGTCATCGACGATACTGTGGATATCATACCTCCGAGACCACCCAATGCTTAGGATTTTTGATGGATCCCCAACGAGTGGGTATTCTTCACACGGTCTATAAAATTCCTTGGATACTTTAATCGCAATTTTACCATCTATAATTCCAACTTCATCAACACCCTCACCCGACCACGATATGTTTTTACACATCTTAGTGGCTACAATTTCAATAAAGTCCCTAACCGAATGTGTGGTACCTGTCGCGATTACATAGTCATCTGGTGCATCTGGTTGTAACATCAACCACATGGCTTCTACGTAGTCTTTTGCGTGTCCCCAATCTCTCCTCGATTCAAGATTCCCAATGTGAAAACATTCACCCAACTTCAAACCTTTGACAATTTTTTGCGTCACATAAATATCACTTCTTCGGGGTGATTCGTGATTGTACAATATTGCCGAACATACATACAACCCGTTAGATTCTCTATAGTTTCTCACAAGCCAATGTGCCGCGACTTTTGATACACCATACACGGTTCTGGGGTGGAATGGGGTATTTTCATTTTGTGGAACTTCTCGCGCATTTCCAAACATTTCCGAACTTGAGGCTTGACATATTCTACACTTACTTTGTATATTGAGATGTTTCACAGCCTCCAGGATATTATGAATCCCAGATGTATTTACTTCAAATGTTTCAAGTGGAGAACCTGTGTGAACCTTTGCGGCTAAGTTGTATATTTCAATGCGTTCATATTCCAAGCACTTTGATATAAGATTATATACCGATGAGTAGTCTAAAATATCCCCATGATAACATTCAACTGTATCATAATGAACATCCTTTCGGACTAGGCACTTAACGTCATACCCTTTGCTTACAAGATGTTCACACATATATGAACCATCTTGACCAGTTGCACCCGTTACTATGGCTACATACATTTAAAGAATTAGGCTGTAAAACTTTAAATGCTTGTTGAAATATCAAAAGCTGAACTCATCGATAAAATAACAATTCTTGAGATAAAATGTGAGCGTATCAAAGATGACGAAAAGTTAAAAAACATTCACCACGAATTAAAAATCTTACAAAAACTTGAGTTCCACACAGATGCCAAGGAAGAATTAAAAAATGTAAATCAAACAATTTGGGACTTGGAGGATAGAATTAGAAATCTTGAAAATGTAGGTGATTTTGGGAGTGAGTTTATAGAAAAAGCCAGAAATATCTATAAATTCAATGATGAGCGTGCACGAATAAAGAAGATAATAAACCTTGAACAAGGCTCAAATATTGTAGAAGAAAAGAGTTATTAAATAAATGTCCACACGTCATCACTAAATACAGTTTTAACTGTTCGAGGTCCATAGTACTTATGTGCGATATCCAAATGAAAAAAGTTTTTTTTGGGGTTACCAATCTTCATAAGTTCTATCATCCAATTATATGAACTATTCATACAATGAACTTCATCGGCGTTTTCTATGACGGAAATATATTCAAAAATATTTGGACGTTCACACTGAAAAAACTCCTGTCTACTGTCCACGACTTTTGAATGTGGTTTATATACAAACTTGTCTGTGGATACATCGATAACTCGATCGCGTTCGGGATCATCATGAACAAAAATATATTTGTCCTTATCTATCGTAAACTCTTTGGACTTGTCACGTACAACTTTGAACTTGGAATACATATATTTTGGGTTAATTCCAGCTTGAATGTACACACCATGTGCCCAGTTAGTCATAACACTTCCATCACCCTGTGTCATAAATGTCCAACTTTTATCATCCATGCCATACGTGGCGAGTGGAATAACATCACCCTTTACCCTAGACCAAATATCACGTGGGTGTGTACTGTCCAATAAAAGTATCTCCACTTTGTCTTGTATATCTCGATACATGAAACGAACACTTTCTTCGTGACAACGTTTTGCAAAAATAACAACATTATCCGTTTCTGCAAAATGACGAACCATACCATTAAGCATGATCTGATCGCCAAGTCCAAGGTGGTGTACGATGGTCTTTACCATTTATCTTTGATGGTATTGAAAACTTTAACTAGCATATCTTCAGTGATGAACTGGTTATTACCAATGTAGACACCATTATTGTTTAGGACTGTGGCGTTTGGGACATTAACTGTATCTTTCCAAGTGTTGAGAAATGGGTGTAAAAGTAAATTACCAGACACGATGGGTCTATGTTCTACTCCAAGTTCATTAAAAATATCACGCAGTTTTTTAACATCTTCGTGGCGTCTACATATGAATGGAAGCGCAAAGCTACTATTCCCCGGGTCATTGTATGGGATGTAAAATATGTCTGGATCAAGGTGTTCGATAAAACAATCAAAGTTTCTACGTCGTATCTCAATACTATCATCCAATCTCTTGAGCTGTTCAAGTCCCAAAACTGCATTTAATTCCGTATTTCTGAAATTATACCCATCGGTCAAAAATAAAAATTGTGGATTGATATCTGGATATTTGGTGATAGTTTTGTCGTAATTTTCAGGTAGAAGGTGTCTCGCCATACCATGACTTCGTTTCAATAGCATGAGTTCATAGAGATTTGAATCATTCGTTGAAATTATACCACCTTCAATGGTTGTCATGTGATGACCATAATAGAAACTAAATGTACTTCCAAGGCCACTGGCACCTCTTTTTATACCATCGGGTCCAACAACTCCATGGGATTCACAAATATCTTCGAGAAATATCGCATTAGGGTACTTCTCCTTCAATTTCTCTATGGGGGCGTTCAAACCAAGAAGATGCGTAACGAAAACAATGCGAATATCTTCATCTGGTAAATTATCCAAATCAAAACTGTATCTTTTTAGATCTACGTCACAGAATACTGGTTCAAGACCAAGCTGAAAAACAGGTGATACATTTGTAACCCATGTACACGCGGGTACAAGTACCTTTGATCCATTTGGAATATTATAGAGTTCCTTAACCGAAGCTAAAAGCAAAAGATTCGCTGTACTCCCAGATGTTACATATACCGAATGTTTACATCCAAGCCAAGTACTCCACGCATCTTCAAATTGTTTTACCTTTGCACCACATGTGTATCTATCAGATGAAGATATGAAATCAATAAGAGATTTTTTATCCGATTCAGTAATTGCCGTTTGCATTAACGGCCACCACATAATTGTAAAGAAGTATCAATTTTCTTTTAAGTTCTTATAAAATAAATCCTGTGTATCCTGCTTCTGAATTGATTTAATGTGCCAGATCGCAACACTCGGATCTGCTTGAAATTGGGATACTTTATTAGACCCCATAAGACGTTCATGAAGACCCAAACTCCATTTGATTTTACCATCGTTTTTAAAAAAACGCCCTTGATAATCTGGCCAGTTTATCCATCCAACCTCGTTTATACGGAAGTTCATACGTTTACACCATTCTTTGGTGTATCCAGGGATTATATTGATTCGTGGTATAAATAAAATGTCAGAGTCAACTGCCTTTATATTTTTAATGAGATTCTCTTGTGGAATTTCATCCGCATCGAGAACGAAAATATAGTCACCGGTACACTTTGTGATATGATAATTACGATGCGTTGAAAAATTGCCACAAAACTTACGTTCATTCACAACAATCCTATCATTAAATTGATGTAATACCGATTTAACTTTAGGTGTTACTTTTCCACTGTCAACAAGAATATTAATCTCATCATCTTTATCGATGACATGTACGAGAAATGATAAGAGCGAGTTAAGTTCCCTATGTTCATCACATACACAAATGGCGTACGAGATCTTCATATATATAAAATTAAAGGATAAACTTTAATATAATTTAAAACTGGTATGAAGACAATCATAAGCCTGACAAGTATACCATCACGGTTCGGTACATTACCAGCTATTGTATATGATCTCGAGAAGCGTCAAAACGTCGATGAAATATGGGTAAACATCCCATACAAATATAATCGTTTTCCAGATGTAGATGTTGTTGTCCCAACATTTCAAACATCATCTAAAGTGATTATCAACAGATGCATCGATTATGGACCTGGCACAATGTATATGGGACCAGCCACATCTGACACGTGCGACGCAGATCTCGTTATAGTTGTCAATGATGATACAAGGTATCCGGATAACTTATCGAGTAAACTCGTCGAATTATACAATCAAGATCCATCTTGTTGGTGTCTATCCGGTTTTCGGGTAGATGAATATATCCACATGAATGGAAGAGTTAATAGATACAACAGAGAACGCATTGATGTTACTGAGAGTTATGGTGGTGTCATATTAGATATGAAATGGTTACGTGACATGAAAGACATTTTCCTAGATTTCTACAAACTCACATATAACGATGATATAATTGTTAGCAATTTATTATCTAAAATGGGTATTCAAAGAAAAAGTATATGCGACGCGACATTGAATATAGGTATGATTAAACAGTATTCATATGGAATGGGTGAAGATGCATTATTTCAAAATAATGGCGAAGGAACACACGTTGAAAATAATAAACGGGTGTTCAAAATGTTACAGGAAAAAAACCTAAGCTATTTCTAACATATGGAGAATCACGTGGAGATCAAGGATCTATGTGATGGAATAGACACTCGTTTGAATGAGATTGCGGGTGATATTCGAGATATTCCATTCGACTACAAACTAGTTGATCAATACACTCATATAGATGAAGATTTATATCAAATATATGAATGGTATGAACGAAATAAAACGATGATTGATAAGTATATGAAAGAAAAACTCATAATCGAAGAAAAAATAAAAGAAGTTGACAGATCTACACGTCACCTAAATCATATAATTCAGAACACTAAATCACAACCACACACCATGCGACGTGGTGGATCATTTTCACAACTCAATCGAACTGATGGTTCATTTTAGAATTGAAGATCCTCAAATCATAATTACACATGGGAAGTGCAACAACTTTCTTCACGCATTCATAACTTTAAGTACTTCATACACAGCTGGGTGTCGTACGACGTCACGATCATCCATGTGTACATGTTCGATGTACTCAAGATCCATACCATATAATTTATGACTGAGATGTGCAAGTCCGTTATCCTTACCAAGATCCGACTGATCCAAATCACCTGTTACGATGAGTTTTGTACCTTCACCTATCCGTGTCAATAGCATCTTCATCTGATTTGGTGTACTGTTTTGCATCTCATCAGCGATAATGATCGTATTGTTAAATGTTCGACCGCGCATATATCCCAGGGGTTCGATAGTAATACACCGATCCATTTGATTATGGGATAGGTACTTTTCAAAAATATCAAACATTGGTTTGGTCCAAGGTTCCATCTTCTTATCCATGTCACCTGGTAGATATCCCATATCCTCATCTGCTGCTACAATTGGTCGTGTAAGAACAATGCGTCCTCTAAATGCGGTGTGTATATGTTCCATACCAACTTGACACGCCAACATCGTTTTACCTGTACCAGCGGGTCCTGTACACACGACAATCGGCTTTGGCGACCTAAGTGCTAACATATACTTGCATTGCCCAGCAGTCTTGGGGAACTCCATATACTATACTTAAAGTTTTTTTCCTTAAATATATTAAGATGGAATATCACCTCATTCAAATGAGACTCACAAAAACATTTCTAAGTTTGGTTGACCCCAAAAAGAAGAGTCGTTTTGTGTGTTTCAGTGATAAAGATACAGCGGATACGTTTATAAATTACGTCACTCATTTTAGGTCTAAACACGGACATTGGCCAAACATGGACATGTCAAGTCGGGTCGCGACCGTGAAGAGTAAGGTTGCCATGAAGAAACGAACCCCAGAAGAGCTCAAGAAGTATATTGGCTTGGAAACCTATGATTTTGAAAATATCGAGGACATGGTCAAACGCACAAACATCTCATTCATATGTATCACGAATTTCGCGTATATTCCAAATGGCCATGAACAGCAGATTGTAAGTTTCTCTGGTCAGGAATGGGATGGTGAAGCGGATGACCTCGCGTATAGAGGTCTTCTTGAATTTAACTTAAAAGTAAAGTAGGATATGTATCAAATTATGTACAAGGTTGTACCTGGGTACAAGGGTGTTGTCGTTGGTGACCGCAAAGATATGATTGAGAGGACGGTTCGACAATCAATCCATAGACTTCACACAAAGAAACACTGGGATTCGCATTCTATGAGTTCAATTACGCGATATTACCTCCCAAATGGCAAACTCTATAACCCAATGACAGATGGTCACCTACTTATAGAGAAGAAACCAAAGTAATATAAAATGGCTGATTTTGTTAAGAACTTTGATTGTAAGGACGAAGCACACGTCATGTGGCTCAAGGATGTTGGACAAGCCATGGTTAAGACTATGTCGGGTGATCGTGTCGATATTATATCGACTGTAAACAACAACCCACTCACAAATAAACCAAAAATGTCAAACCCGGCGGATTGGGCGTATATTCACTTTCAATTGGCTATGAAATATGCGACTGCGGTTCTAAGCTGTGATGCGTTCGTACCAACCAACAAAGTTGATGTACTCTTCGAGGGTGAAGTCTCTCGGATCTGAGTTTTCGTCCATGCGAATGAGCAGTATTGACCCCTTGATCTCTTCAGTGTCAAATGGTTGTGGGAGTTTGTTTTGATTCATAACTCCTCCATTTTGTGATTTCATGAGAACTACATCGAGGTCAGGCCACTGTCCAATAAACGTTGGTGCTCCACCAAGTATAAAAAATATTTCATTCTTTTTGGGATCTATGTCGACTTCTATTTCACATATGTCTCCAAATTGTTCTTTTATAAGTACGGCTACGGTCATCTTAAAATCCATGGACAAAAAAATATTTGCAGAATGTAAATGAACAGCACCCGCGTTGCGACTTTTATTGCGATTGCTATTATTATCGGTATGTTAGGTGCTCGTCTTTCAGAGAAGTATAGACCACAACAGGCTGATTATCGCTATGGATTCGTCGACACGAACCCAGCGCGTCGCACGTCTCAATTTTTTGACACCTGCTCCCCTGAGAATATGGGAGATTGTCCCCGTAATAATCCTTACAAGGGTTATCCACTGCCCTAAGTCACCGCAGTAATTGTAATTTCATATAGTAAGAATGGAGAACCCCACGCGTCAATATGTTATAAAACGCCTTTCATCTCTCCTCGAGATTCCTGAAGATGATACGATTTGTATTAATCTCGAGAAGAGTATTTTGAACCACGCCGTTAAAAAATCACCTGAACCAGGTTGGGAAATACACACGTTTGCAAATATTTACAAACACAAGTTTCTCCAATTGCAGTATAACTTGAATAAGTCTTCCAAACTCAAACAGTTGATTCTTAATAAAAAAGTTAAATCTAAAGATGTCATCGATATGCGACCAGAGATTATGTGGCCGGATGGACCGTATGCATCAGCTATGGATGATAGAATTGTGAAAGAAATGCGACGGACATATCTTGCACAAGAAGTTAAAAATCAAGAGGGGTTTTTTACATGTGGACGATGTAAATCCAAGAAAACAACCTATTACCAACTTCAAACGCGATCTGCAGATGAACCTATGACGACATTTGTATCGTGTCTCAATTGTGATCGGAACTGGAAGTGTTAATATAATACTTTGAATCTGTCCAATCCGTGGGCATATCCCCAACAGATAGAATAAAATTATAGCCTAGTTTCTTTTTCATATGAGTTTTTGTGCGTGCACTCGTAAATCCCAAATAATCATACGTAATGCCATGCGCCCTGAGTTGTTGTATAGTCCACTGAACCACAAAATGCATACCTGGGCGTGCTGTGATTATAATTACCTTATACCCCAAACCTTTCACTGTATGAAGAAGTTGAATTATTGGTACATTTGGCGTTCCGTCTGTGAAGATCAGAGTATCATCTATATCAAACATGACAGCATCATTCGGACTTGCGGGGCCAATCATTAATAGTATTAAAGATTTAAATACCGCATTATAAAGACATGATCGTTGATGTCCATTGCGAAGATGACACTATCCAAATTGCTCGCATAGAACGAGAAGAGCATGAGATGTATGTCATTTCTTTTTTAGAACGAAGTAAAAACGGAATATATAACTTTTCCACAGAACTCGAAGCTGTCCCCAAAGAGTCCATTTCTGGGTATTATGATGTTGAGAATCTCCAAGATACCAACTTATATGTGAAAGTTCCCAGTGGATATGAACTCATTGATGATAGCGAAGACGAAGACTATTCATGTTCCGGGGAGGACGATGAATCTGAGAGTGAATCCCTCGTGGACGAGGACGAGGAAGAGGATGAGGCTTAAATAATAGAAACAACTTATAATTATGGAGTGTCCAGTGTGCTATGCACCAGAGACCAAATGTAAACTCGTATGCGGTCATTCCTTTTGTTATCGGTGTATAAACCACTGGTACCAAGAGTTTGGAAAAAGCACATGTCCTATATGTCGTGAAGATATTCAATTTTTTATAGAAGGAGACACCCGAGAAATTCACATACAATGTACGCATAAGTCAAAAATAGAAGACTATACCACATTTCAAGAATTACTTGACAAACATAGGGGTCTTCAAACAAAAGAAATTGAATACTTGCGACGACAGTCTTGGGTTGCTTGGGTTGTGGAATATAGAGCTAAAGATCCTATATATACAAAGTATTTCTTCAATGGATTACAAGGAACCCAAGAAGCGTGTTACCAAAAACGACAAGAAGAACCAAAAGCAAATATATTCTCAAAAACATATAAGGAATAAAGTCGAAATTATAGAAAAGACGCGCAATGAAAATCTTTTTTATGTGCACACATCCAAATCAGGGAACGGGGTATGCAAGGGTAGCAAATAAGATAACAAACTATCTCGCAGACCTTCCGGGTGTGGAAGTCGTGTACTATGCATTTCAGAATTATCCCGGACAAGCTATCGAAGATCGATTTATAGATCCACGGATTAAGTTTTACGACGCACTTGTAATTGATTCAGAATCACCCAAGGGATTTGGGGATAAATGTGTAGTTCCAGCAATCATCGAAGAAAAACCAGATGTTTTGTTCTTATACAATGATCTCCCAGTGAGTGTATCTCTATTAGATTTGATTCCGGCAGAACATATGCCATCTACAAAGTATGTCTATTTGGACATTGTGTATCCATGGGAACGACTCGCATATTACGAGTCTTTGAAATCTCATAATATTGATTGCATTTGGGTCTTTCTCAATTGTTGGAAGAAACATCTCGTGGAAGACTTGGGATTTGACGAGACACGTATAGAAGTTCTCCCCCATGGTGTAGATTTCGAGCGATTTATAGAGTTGGATCCAATTGAGTGTCGTCAACGGATGGGGTTTGACGTGGATGATTACGTTGTTGTTAACATGAATCGTAATTCCTATCGGAAACAATGGTGTGTTACAATAAAAGCGTTTTTACATTTTCTCAAAGTTCAAGATATGAATCCGAAGATTAAGTTATATTGTGGATGTCAAGTCAAGACAGATGATGGATACAATATACCAGAACTTATACATACCGAATGCGTCCGTAATGGTATGGATACGGCTACCGTGGTGAATAATCATATTTTTATAAACCCCAAACCTCTTCACCTTTCTGAATCGGATATCAATGATATATACAATGTCGGTGATGTGGGTATGAACACATGTTGTGGGGAAGGTTTTGGACTCACTACAATTGAGCACGCCTATTTCAATAAACCACAAATTGTATCAGGTGTTCCGGCGTTGATTGAGACACTTGGTGAGGTTGCATATGTTGTTAATCCAGCGCTTTGGACGACTGTTTCGTCATTTGAGGCACATTCGGGGGATATCGCGCAGTTTGATTACATGGATTTTGCGACATACTTGGGGATATGTTTTGCAACGCGATATCAACCCTTTGAATCCCGAGCGCATATTAAGAAAAATTATTCATGGGAAAAAGTATATAAGGTTTTGGAGCCACATTTCATAAAGTAATATGGCTCCGTACGAACCACCAGTTGCACATTATTCGGAAATGGATGTGTCAGAGTTTGATGAAGAACACATATTTGCATTTATTGGTAAGTCTGGAAAACGTTTCTATTGGTTGACACGATTTTTAGAACTTGATTATCTTTGGTATAACAGACAAAGAAAGGTTATTGAGATCTGGGGTCCATATTATACACATCTAGATAAACAATCTGAACATGTCATTAGATGTGAATTGGATTTTTTCAAGCCTAAGTTAGAGGATACACAATCTTTTAGTACAGATGAGTATGTACAAGAGACCACCCATTCGGATCAATGAGTCTCGTGGGGACAAACCCACGAGACCCGTACCAGGTGATTTTATATATAGTATAATACACCCTCCTCCGACGGAGGTACCTACACGTGTACGAAAACCCGTGTACAACCAGGATAATTACCTAACTTTACTCGAAAAGAATTATGTAGAGAATAATTTGGTGTTTAAAAAACCGAATCTTCCAGACTATACGGTCGTTCCCACACTATCAAAAACACCGGAACCATATATTTATGACATCGATCGAGTATACATGAAATTAAAAATATTGAAAAGTGGAATTATTCGTATAAAGTTGAATACATCATTTACATCACTTTATGAAAAGTATTACTCACAAAACAAAATACCAAGTATGAAAACTCTTGTACAGGCATATAAGTCGTTTGACTTTAGTGATGAGTTTATTACTGGGATTAAAAAACGGTATGAAAAAAGAGTTGCGTTTTCAAAGAAAATCTCAAACATTATCGATGATGTCTTCAACAAAGAAAAGCCTAAAAAGCGTAAAAAGGAAGAAGAAGAGGTTCCCAAAGACGAAGAGTGTGACGATGGAGACCCAGTAGATGAGGATGACCCACACGTGGAAGATGACGATCCAGGTGAGGATGGTGAAATGGATGTAGAAATCGACGACGATGAAGATGTCGAAGATCCCCCCACAGAGGACTATTTGTCTGATTAGTACCTAAGTTATGTTGTAATTCACGTAAAATTACTTTACAATGTTCATCACAAACGTTCTCGTTGGTGATTATATTATCGATCGAGCTGTCTTTTGGGATCTCCGAGAGGCATCCGATTACGCACAACAAAAATCCGAAGAAAAGGTTTGGACACTCGATAACGGTGTTGTATTCTACGGAAACGTAGAATCGAGAGTATACGAGCCAAATCTATACGAAACAGTTGATCACAAAGATGAACATATTCTTTCTTTCACTCGACCCATCTGAGATTGCCAGTATGTCATGTGATCAACACGTTGTTAAAATCCAATTGGAAATATGTCAAATGCTGTATACGGCGTGGCATTTTTCCAATGAGGACATATACGTTGCGGAGCACGCACCCTACACAAAAGATGGTTCGAGACGTGGATACAGACCCGCGCACCCCAAGCACCCAATGACTATGTGGGTTGCCTCAAGTTCAGACAATTATATGTACGCATGTACAATTGGGATTGCTCTGACCCTGGAGTATACGCGGAGATATGGTAAGGTGCATACATGTGCGAAACACCTTATGTGGCTTTGGGACCATCACCCCAGTCATTTCGAAAAACGTCACAGTGAGACAGCATATTACTCCGAAGAAGGAATCCCCGAATGCATGCCCGAACAATATAGAGGGTCAAGTATCGTGGATGCATACCAACTCTATTATATGGTTGAGAAAATGTCTTTCGCACGATATAAGTAAATACTTTCAGGTCTTGTGTGTGGTTTATCATACCCCAACGACTCCAACAACTTTGGAATTGCACTCTTTTCAAAGTCGTGAATTTCAATGAGAATTGTGGGTTTGTGTTTTTTTATCGTGTCTATTGCACCTTCTAGAACTTGTAATTCATGACCTTCTACATCAATTTTAATAATCGAGGGAGTTCCCGTGTATATGTCATCTAAACGTTTACATTCGACATTGACCTCTTGATTACCCAACTTTTCATGCATCGTCAAAGATGTTCCACCATAGTTAATCTTATTTTCATATTGACACCCTTTTTCTGGAATGTACATACGAGTTGTACACTCTACATTTGATAACGCACAGCCATACAAAAAAATGTCATTCTTGAGCGTGTTATGTTTTATATTCAAATCAACAATTTCGTGATATACTGGTTCATATGCGTACACTGGACCATAATCCGAAAACATCAATGAGTTATACCCAATATTTGCCCCAACATCCAATATGTCCGTCCCCTCTTTGTAACACTGTTGAATGTCTTTTCTCATCCATCCATCCCATTCGTGTCCATGGGCGATAGTTGGTCCAATGTATTCATCATTTTGTATCACGAAAACGGTATACCTTCCATTGTTCACTCTAACGATGTCAATTTTGATTTCATTCGACATTTACAAGTAAAGTTAATTAAAACTTTAACCTGAATGTAAATAAAAGATGTTCAGCATTGGAAAACCCGTCCCTGTGGCGCCACCGGTTCGCATCGAGCGTCAGAGAGAATACCACCCACGAACCTACACGGAGTTTGTCCGAGGTCTCAAGAATGGTGAACTTCCCGAAGTTCTCATTAAGCCAAACCAAAACTTGGCTGTGTTTGACGATGACGAGGGTAACTACGGGGATTCTCAAATCATTCAAAATCAACACTTGTGGGAAACCATTGCCGAGAGTGACGCCAATGTTCGCATCGATATGACCGCACCCGTCTCTATTTCAGATACAATTTCAACCTTCTTTCTTCTCACGTTTATCTTTTTCATTATTCGCAGTTTTATGTTTTCAGGTGGCCCTGGTGGAATGCCCCCAAATCCATTCCTAAAGAATCAAGACTTCAACGCCGAAAGGGAAATCACAACTCGTTTCAGTGATGTTGAGGGTATCGATGCCGCTAAAGATGAACTCGAGGAAATTGTGGACTTCCTCAAGCAACCTGAGCGTTACTTTGGCAGTGGAGCTAAGATACCCAGAGGTGCCCTGCTTGCGGGTAAGCCCGGGACTGGGAAAACCCTTCTCGCTCGTGCCATTGCGGGAGAATCCAATGTCCCCTTCATCCAGTGTTCTGCCGCCAACTTCGTAGAGATGTTTGTGGGTGTGGGGGCCAAGAGAGTCCGAGACCTCTTTGAGGTTGCGCGTGAGAACCAACCATGTATCGTATTCATCGATGAAATTGACGCGGTTGGGAAGCAACGCAGTGCGGGTGGTATGCCATCCAATGATGAACGGGAACAAACGATTAACCAACTCCTGACGGAGATGGATGGTTTCGACAATGAGACTGGCATCGTGGTCATCGCGGCAACAAACCGAATTGATATTCTTGATGATGCCCTCCTTCGCCCAGGTCGCTTTGATCGTAAGATCACCGTGTCTCTCCCAAGTGTTCGAGGTCGTGAGAAGATTTTGGGTGTTCATGCTCGTGACAAGAAGTTATCCGATGATGTAAAGCTACGATCTATTGCGAAACAAACCACGGGTTTCTCGGGTGCTGACTTGGCAAATCTTCTCAACGAATGTGCCATTCGAGCTGTACGTGATGGTAATGGTACTATTACAAATGACATTGTGGAAAATGTCTATCAACGCATTGTCGTGGGTGCGAAAGGTGATACCAAATTCTCTCCACGAAAGAAAGAACTTGTGGCGTATCACGAGGCTGGACACGCCATTGTGGGTGCTATTCTCCCCAACTACGACACTGTGCGTAAGGTATCTATTATCCCTCGTGGTGATGCAGGTGGTGTGACATTCTTTCAACCTTCAGATGAGAATGCAGAATCTGCAATGTACACCAAGGAATATCTCACACACCAAATCACGGTGGCTCTTGGTGGGCGAGCGGCGGAAGAAATTATGTATGGTGTAGATCGTATCACTACTGGTGCATCTGGTGACTTTGCACAAGTGTATATGATTGCCCGTGAAATGCTGACAACATATGGGTTTGGTACATACAATTTTGACTATCGCAGTATGTCAGGTGAAGCCGCGCGTCTCGTGGATATGGAAATTGACCGACTTGTTGATGACTGCTATGACGAAGCAAAGGCTATCATAGGAACACATAAACGTGAGTTGGAAGTTCTCAAGAATAAGCTCATTGAAGAAGAAATTGTTGATGGTGAATGGGTATACGAACTTGTGCGCGGTACATGTAAAGTTAGACGCACATCTGATCTCGATAGTTTAGATTTTGATTAAAATATTTTGGGAGGGTATAGTAGATATGACTACTCGACAACAGCGCATTGATTTTATTAATAGTCTCGGACTTACGACTAATCAGCGCATGAAGATCATGAATACAAACATGAATATAAATACTATAAGAAAATTGTTAAATAAGGTTAGAGGTAAACAAAACAGGAACGTTTTATTGAATGGTCTTATCAATAGGTATAAATCAAATAAAAACGAATTTTATAAATTGGTAAATACTCCTCAACAACCGACCACTCCACAAGCAACTCCTCAACAACCAACCACCCCGCGGTCAACCCCTAAACAACCAACCACTCCACAAGCAACTCCTCAACAACCAACCACCCCGCGGTCAACCCCTAAACAACCAACCACTCCACAAGCAACTCCTCAACAAGTGATCACTCCACGGGCTAAAAGGGTGGGAGCTGGCTTGAGTCCCCGCAAAATGATACCACCCGAAGTATTATACGAGTTTTATTTATTAGTTTCTGAATATAGAGAGAAAAAATCATATCTTGGTGGTCAGGCTACTAGTAGGCTCCGTGAGCGTTTCGAAAAATACGATGAATATCTTAAAGATATATGCAAATTAACAAAATTTAAACCTACAAAAAGTAGTCAATCAATTTTTAAGAGCTACGAACCATGGTTAGATTTAATTAAAACAGAAAT